CCGCACAGCTGCACAATCTATGTACATGGGAATTCCATAAATACCAGGAAAGTCCGGATCCGGTGAACCGGGTAACCAGACATGCGGCCAATTCAGGCACTTCTTCACCGCTCGAAAGAGCGAGAAGTTGGACCGATTGACCGCCGCCCACCACGAGAGTCTTGCTAACGCAAGCCTTTTGCGGTGGACGTGCTGGGCCCAGGAACCGATGGAAACCCGCAAGGGTTTTCCAAGGAATTCCATAGGCATTTGAAGCAGATAATTCTCCTGAGCGGAGATAGCCGCAACGATACGGAAGTCCGGGAGGACTCCCATATCGTGCCACGCAATCCGCCCAAGCCACGGCGGTGGCTCCCGACCAGACACTCGATGAGGGTGCCTGGGCAGGAGCTCGCCTGCCTCCTCCAATGCCATTACTAGCAGAGGGGGGGGTAAACGGGTGAGATCCATAAAGGAAACATCACCGTTACCGCAGCAGAGGGCCGTCACCGAGGCACGCACAAGCCTAGAAAACTTGCGTATGCTAAGGTCCCAGCCCTCAGGGAGACACAGTAAACCACCACCTCCTAAGCACGACGGTAGGAACGGAGGGACCCCTAGCTTCCTAAAGAAGCCGGGGAGACCGGGCCACAAGGCCCAGGTCGCTCGCCCGATAAGGTCGGCTGGAAAGCCGGCCCTAACAAGGCCATCCGAAACACTACCAATCGCAAGGGGCGTAGGCAAGGTCCCTTTCGAGACCTGTCGACGCCCTGCCTTCACGGACGTTTGTAGTAATACAAACGGCCGAAGGGGCAGAGTACGAAGGAGGTGGAGGGAAACTATTTCATCAAGTCTTAGAACAACCGGCCCATCGAAGCTAACGCTTCCACAGGGCTGGAGAATAGAGGACTTGAATTCCCGATTTGCTTCAAATAATTGTTCAAGGAACACACCATGGGTACGATGATAAGAATGCTTCCCCTTTGACAGGATTCCGTGGCAAACGGAAACCCGGTCCTCGTAGGCCTTCCGCTGAGCAAGGGTCATGGCGGCGACTAAGTCGTCACCACAGATCCGAGCCTTCACGAAGCCACGAGCGAGGCTCTGAGCCGCGTCCAACCAGAAAAGGTGGACTAGGCAAAGAAGCCCCCAAGTAGGGGGAGCACCCATCAAGATACCACACTGCAATGTCCCACTACCCAACGAACCCCACGAGACCTGAAATGGGCCCGTCGTAAGACGAAGCCCTAAGGCCTCATCGGGCAAGAACCTACCAGACAGCACAAGACCCTCAACCCCGGACCCCACAAGGTCCAAGGGAAGAAGGTCCGATGCTGCCGTAAGGTCTGAAGAAAGGATAAACCCTTGGCATCCCTTTAGGGCGCCAAGGAACTCCTTGTGGTCGCCGCGGAGAACCGCTTCGACCTCAGGGGTCCTCTTCAGGCCAAACTTGAGCCTCAAGCGAGCTTGATGGCCCAATAGGCAGGACTCCGTGTCAATTTTGGTCACGATACGGGCTTTAAGCCCGCGCTCGCGAACCACGACCGCTACTGCGGAGGGGAGTGGAGGAGAATCAGAGGAGTAAAGAGCACGACAGTGGGAGAGCAATCTCTCACGGCTCCAGCCAGACCACCATTCCT